CTGCTCTACTACCTAAAGTGTCAGAGCTAAGAGCTTGCTGACCGAAAGCAACATTATCATCAGCGTCAGTGAGCGCATCACCAGCCAAACCGCCAATGAGAGTGTTGCGAATACCTGTGGTTACTGACACACCCGCATTAGCACCAACAGCCACGTTGTGCGCGGTAGTCGCAGTAGTAAAGTTTTGCGCCGCCAAAGCCTGATGGCCTATAGCTACGCTCTGCGAACCTTGCGTATCAAACCGCAAAGCGTAAGCGCCTAGTGCGGTGTTCTTGGTGCCTACTGTAACTGCGCTTGCCGCATTAGAGCCAAAGGCCGCGTTTTCTGCGCCTGTAGTAATTCCTGTTCCCGCGTTATGGCCAACAGCGGCGTTGTTAGAGGCTGTCGTACTCGCATCAAGCGCAGAAGAACCAACGGCGACATTATGTACACCTGTCGTATTAGAGCCAAGGGCGTTAAAACCAAATGCGGAATTGTTATCTGCTGTTGTAGTCGCGTCACCGGCTGATCCGCCTACAAAAGTGTTTTGTTTACCCGTGGTAATTGCTTTACCTGCGCTAGAACCCACAGCCACGTTATACATATCAACAGAGCCAGTGTTGTTTTGCGCTTGCAGTGCAAGCCTACCTACCGCAACACTGTGTCTGCCTGTTGTGTCAGTTAACAGCGCTTGATAACCAACAGCCGTGTTGTAGAACGACGCTACGCCTGCGCTAAGAGCTTGCGCTCCGACAGCCGTGTTATCACTTCCAGTTGTAATTGCATCACCAGCTAGTCCGCCAACAAAGGTGTTATGAACACCTGAAGTGGCGTTGGTTCCAGCAAAGAATCCTACTGCTACGTTATATGTATCCGTTGCTGTAGTATGGTTCTGTGCGCTTAGCGCGGCGTAACCTATAGCAACGCTACGTGCGCCTTGAGTGTCGTCGTCGAGCGACAAACCGCCGACAGCGACGTTAAACTTACCTGTAGTAATTGATGCTCCCGCGTTGTGACCAATAGCGATATTGTAAGAGTCTGTGCTGGACGTGAAGTTTTGCGACCCTAACGCTGAGTTACCAATCGCAATGTTTCTATCGCCTTGAGTATCCGCATCTAGCGCCTCAACACCTATGACAACGTTAGAATTACCTGTCGTTAGGCTTTGACCAGACTTACTACCAACAATGGTATTTGAGCTTCCTGTGGTTACTGCCTCGCCTGCGGCATAGCCGAGATAAGTGCCGTCGTTTGCAGTGGTGGAGGCGAATCCTGTTTGATAACCAACCGCAGTATTTCTTGTGCCTGTGGTATTGGTATATATCGACCGAAAACCAACCGCAGTATTGTTGGAAGCTGTGGTGTTTGAGGTCAGTGATTGCATACCAATTGCTGTATTACCAGCACCAGTAGTATTGGCGTCAAGAGCATCTGCGCCGACAGCTACGTTATTAGTTCCTGTAGTGTTTGCATCTAACGCCAAATAACCAAAGGCAGTGTTGTTATTAGCAGTATTAGCCCTAAGTGCAGAGTGGCCTACCGCAGTATTGTTAGAAGTAGTAGTGGAGTTAGTAAGAGCAAACTCACCGATCGCAATGTTTTTTATGCCCGTTGTGTTTGCGTCAAGAGCGTTTACACCGATAGCTACGTTGCTTGTACCTGTAGTGTTTGCATAAAGTGCTTGATATCCAACAGCTGTGTTTTTAGATGCAGTGGTATTTGCACGTAGTGCTTGAAATCCAAGGGCAGTGTTGTTTGTTGCTGTTGTTGCACCACGCAAAGCATCGTGACCAACACCAGTGTTATTGTCACCCGTCGTTAATGAATATAGCGCTTCTGAACCAACAGCAATGTTAAAGTTTGCGCCTGACTCAATTGAGTTAAATGCAGTGTTTCCAAGCGCTACGTTTTCTGTACCCGTAGGATAATTACCATCCAGCTTGATTGTGCCGCCGTCTACTGACAGGTTGCCTGCGACTGTAACGCCGTCGGTTACAGCAGTTCCGGTAACGTCGATGCCTGTGGTGGTTGTGACTAGTCGTTGTGTAGATACGCCACCGCTAACATTGTATAGATATGATTGACCGGCACCTGCATTGAACAACGCTAAGTTTAGATCAGAGCCGTCTAAAATTTGTAAGCCAACGCCATTAGTTTTGAGCCTTAAATTTCCTGTACCAGCGTCTTGAATATAGCTGTGGCTACCATCATGATAAATCTGTAGGTCATTACCACCACCGAAGATAGCTTTTGAACTATCTGCAAAGGTGATGTCGTCGCCTGACGAAACCGAGATGTCTGTGCCGCCAGTGGTGTTTCCTTGAGCAAGGACTTCCGCAAGCGTATCAAAAGAACCAACCTGAGAATCAACATACGCCTTAATGGACTGCTGAGTGGCGAGTGCTGACGCGTCATTCCCAGACATATCGTCTTGATCAAGAATCTTGTTAACCGATACGTCGCTTGTACCAAGCTGTAGTGCGTCAAAAGCCGCATTGTTAAAGACGTTAGCCGCTACGGCACCTGTGCCTGCGCCATTGAAGAAAACAACAGCCGTAGTTCCGTTAGGGACTACATAATCGTTTGACGAACTGTACGTGCCTTGAAAAACAATAATGTCTCTTGACCCGCTGAGACTATTGCGGATGTATATGATTTTTTCGGCATCATTGGGCGTTAGCTGAACATAAGCTGTGCCTCCCAAATCTCCACCGTCATTATAAATAACGATACGGTTTCTACCGTTAGAAGAAGAACCATTCGTGACAGGAAGATCATTAGGCGAGCCAGAAGATCCTGTGCTCGACAAGGTAATTGTTACCTGACCATCTAGACTCGCATCCAGTAGCTCTAGGTTAGTGTTGGTCGTAGCTCCCCAAGTACCGGATTGTTCGCCAGTGGCGATTAATTCAATACCATTATTTGTCGTATACGTAGAAGGCATCGTTTAATTCCTATGCGGCTATATCATCCCAATTTGGCGTCTGGGAAGGAGTTGTTTCAACCCACGACGTTGTTGTCCCATCTATTTTACTCCAGCTTGGTGTTTGAGAAGCATTTATTTCGCTCCAAGACGGGCTGGATGACGGAACTTCGTTAGTGTAACTTGGATCCTGAGAGGGGACAATCCTGCCCCATATCAGTACTGATGTGACTTGTCCAGTGCCTTCGACACCTGTAACACTGACATTAGCGTCAGCGGTGGTCGTGACAGAGCCTACGTCTCCTGTGCCCTTAAGACCTGTAACAAAAATACTTACGCTTTCTTGAACCGTGACAGAGCCTACGGCTCCCGTTCCTTCCAGACCTGTAACAGAAACGTTTGCACCTGCTGTTACAGAAGCATCACCAACAGCGCTGGTTGCCTCAAGACCTGTAACAGAAGTATTAGCATCAGCATTTACAACAGCACTTCCAACGATCCCAGTACCTTCAACGCCTGTTACTGAAACAGTCATGCCTAAAGCAACACTTACTGTTCCAATTTCACCGGTAGCTTCTACGCCGGTAGGCGTTACATTTGCTGTGCCTGTTGTTGTGACACTACCGACAGAACCGGTAGCCTCTAATCCCGTGACCGGCACATCTGCATTAGCTTGAGCCGTAGCACTACCGACAGAACCGGTAGCCTCTAATCCCGTGACAGATATGTTGGCAAGCCCTGTTACAGATACTGTGCCTACGGCACCTGTAGCAGATAAACCTGTAGCAGAAACATCTGCATTTGCAGTTACAGAAGCGGACCCTACTTCACCTGTAGCAGATAAACCAGTAACGGAAGTGTTTGCATCTGCGGTTACAGAGGCAGATCCTACTTCACCTGTAGCAGATATGCCCGTAGGGGTTACATTGGCTTGTGCGGTTACAGAGGCGGTCCCTACTTCCCCTGTAGCAGATATGCCTGTAGGGGTTACGTTTGCTATTCCGACAACGGTAACAGTGCCTACCGCACCTGTAGCCGAAACACCCGTAGGGGTTACGTTTGTATCAGGATCAACACTGACAGCGCCTACTTGACCAGCGGCACCGCCATTTGTAACCGAACCCTCTCCAAACGCGAGTTGACCCCACGTCCCCCGGCCCCAGCCGGTAAAAGGGACGGTTACATCAGCCATGGTTAGGCGATCCGAATAATAGCGTTACTCGCGTCTGCCGTAGGGAATACGATTGTAAAATCACCTGCTGTGGAAGTTTTATCTCCTCCAAAGTCAAGGACTACAACAGAAGGGTTTCCAGAAGCATCGTCATTATATATTAGCGCTCCACGTGCCGTGATAGTTGCGCTGGAAAACGTGAGGTCGGAAAAGTCCGTAAACGCGGTAGTGCCTGAACTACTAGGATCTACTCTAGTAAGCGTGCCACCACCGGCTGAGTAACCTGTTCCTGAAACTTCGTTCGAGGTGGTGTACGCGGTGGTGCTTGCGTCAAAAGAAGCACTGTTAGTGTAAAGAGCCAGTTTAAACGTACTGCCTCCCGAATTTTTGAAATTGTGCACGGCTTCAAGAAGCTCCTTCTTAAAACTGGTGCACATAAAGTTTCCAGAAAAAGCCATGTCAGAATCTCCTAATCATCTCGGCAAGTTTTGGATGCCCGGCATCAACTAAAGCATTATATAGTGTAGTTCTGTCACTTTTAACCGCCTCATGCATGTAAAACGCAATGGTCTTTGTGACATCGTTTTTAAACGCGTGCGCTTGGTCACGAATTGCAGGTGGTGCAGTATCAGATACTTGAACAATCTTGTCCGCACAACGCTGGGCTATTTCCTCTGGTGTAAAGCCTCTATGACTTGTCGTAGCTACTTCAACCTTAAAAGTGTTTGGCATTTCAGCCTTTAGTGAAATCATTGCTTGGGCCTCATAACACGTCCAACGCGGTATTCATCAGTAGTCTCTTTAGCTTCACCAAACTGCTTAAGACCGGCAATAGCCTCTACAAAACGTTTTTCGTAGTTTGCTGTTAAATCAGGCTCACCTTTCATAAACGTGTAAGCTTCAATTAAAGACCCATACAGTAAGCACAACTCTGCATTTTCACTTAACCATGTAGTTCCAGAGTCGGCACCTGCTGTTAGGCTATTAGGGCGATAAAAGTAGTGGAGTTCCACGGTGTAACCTGAGTTAGGTGTTGGACCCAAGATAAAATTATCAACGTCAAATAAAGCATAGCAACGAGGCTCTCCCGTAACCGTGGCGTCTGGATTCAAAGTTTGAACAAAATCAACATCTTTAAAAAGCAAAAATTGATGGTCACCACTACTGTCCACAAAAGATAAAGAAAAAGGAGCCAAAAAATCTGAAGGCGCGGCCAAGTATTTATTGGACGCTGTCATGCTCCCAGACACGTTTTTGCGAAACAAATTAAGCTGAACGTTCTTAAGGATTCTTTCTTCTGCCTGACGAATAAAAATAGGCAGGTTAGAAACAAACGTAGTCTCGTCGTTTTCTGTGTAGTCTTGTATCGCTTGCTTAAGCTGTGCGTAAGTAAAACTCATGAGATTGTCACCGTCACAGTTCCAACTTGTCCGTTGGCTAACAAAGGTCTGAACGCCGGTCCCATAATTGTAGGCACGCCTACATTTACGGTCAAAGGCTCTACACGGTCCGGTCTAGCATCTTTTAAAGCTTGTGGGTCGGAGACCTTTCTACG